GTGTTCATTAATAATCGTCGCGCCAGCAGGTAATTGGATTTGGTCTTCAATTACTTCATGGCCTAACGGTTCAATCGCCAACAGCCCAGGTCTAATGCCAGCAATAAGCCGGTACGCCTCCTCAAAGGAGCATTGTCTAATTAATCTGATAAAATTCAGAAATGAAACGTTTCTTTTCCCGCTTTTGGGATTTACTTGGCCTGCCCAAGTATCATCACCACGCCAATCGTGGCATATACCCTTTTTCGGATTAATATTAAAATGAAAACCGATATCATCATTTAGAGGATTGCATATTATGTATTCTTCACCTTCGCGTCTTACTTTATAGACATGATTCTTTTTTATATATTCTATGATCTTTTCAGAAGGAAGGTCCCATTTTCTCATAATCACCCCGATAAATAATACTAATTTATCACTAGGATGAATTTTCTGCTCACTCTCGAAGAGCCATCTGGGAGATTTAAGGTGATTTGATACTGATAGGTACCTTTTAAAAAGTCGCTGGTATTTACATCATATTGCACGACATAAGGATTCGAACGATAGCTGCCTTGTCTTAGCCCCATACGACAAGCAGCTTTGTCGACCAATGTTTCACAAAATTGTGTTTGAATGGTTATGGTCGGATTTAAGAACGGTATCAACGGATTAACAAGGTTAAAATTATAATCATATAGCGGTAAAGGCATTAACCCGACTTCTAATGTACGCAATTCAGGCTGATAAAACTGCTGGTCTATCGGTTCAAAGCCAAATCTTATGGTCTGTAACTTATCATTACAAAACCATGCATCCGGAAACACCCAAAATCTATGGCAACAGCTAAGAGTTGATAGCGGCATGGGATCTGTACCGCCAGTACCGTCTGCACCAACTGGCGTATAGTACCACACATCAAAGTAAACATCTGGAGCTGTAAAGTCTGTCGGTACCAAAAATGGATAATGGTATTCTCCGAGCACATCAGTAGAAACGCACAATGGGGCTGGGTATTCTGTAGAATCTCTAGAACTTATATCGATGGTCGCGGCCAAATTTGTAACCAATACTTCTGACCTGTATATTTCTATTTTAGTAATTTGATATGGTTCAGCCGGCTGCCCAGAATTATAGAACTGAACATTCAGATCTAAATATTGGCCAAGCCTTCCGGCTATTCTAGGAAACGCAGTGGATAGTGATGAGCAGCTCATAACATATATTTGATAGATTAACGCCTTGGCATACTTGGCATTGAAGGCATACTAGGCCGTGAAGCACCAGACGATGCCTTTTTCTCGGATTCAGCTTGTTTTTCGTTTTCTTCTTGTATTCTTTTGAGCCACCACTGCCTGTCTTCAGAGGACATGGCTGATTGTTCAAATAATGTAAGCTTTCCGTATCTCTTAAGAAGAAATTGCTGCTCCATTAGATTAGTATATTGCTTATCGTATTCCTCAGGCTTTAACTGGGCGAAAAAAGCTTTCAGATATAGGTAGTTCAGCTTTAAACTCGTGATCACACTGTTGACAAGTGATGATAACGGTAGTGTCTATACCTGGGGAATGCTCTCTTACCCATTCTCGTATGGTCGACGTGTCTGTAGAATGAAGTTTTTGTACAAAAGAACGAATTGCGATCTGATCAGTGATACCCATCACGCTGGTGATCATTTTCTCGAGATTTTCAGTAATTGACTCATCTAATGTGTTATTATCTATCTTTTGCTTATTCCGTTGAGAAGGCAAGAGGCCACCTGACCTAACAGAATTACCCGGTTTAGTATACGCTTGCTTTCTGAATTTTCTTTGCGAAAGTATTTCGTTAGCATCTGATGCTCGTAAAAATCTAACTCCAACAAAGACTTCTCTGTTAGTGACTTTAGACATATATGGCAATATAACCTTAAATGGCTCTCTACCTACAGTAGCATCAGCCCAAGTAATGGTGTTGGCTAAATCATTTAAGTCATATTTATGCGTGGATGATGTTTCACAGTTTGGGCAGCCGATCATAAATTCATAAAGATTACCGTGAGTTATGCCTCTAAGAAAATAGAGTAAAAACACACGATCGCCTAGTAACAAATCAGCAGGATCAAATCCATTCGGGAATTTACAGCATTCTCTAAATAGGTAATCTATCGATTGGCCGCTTTGAGCTAGGCGCTGAGTCGCTAATACTTTTTCTGCTGTTTGCCCCATGGCTTTAACCATCACAACACCGTCTGGCCAATTGTAGTAGATTCCTTTGCTTGGTAGCGTACACTCTTCCCAAGGTATAAGCTTATCTTCTGGCAATGCTATCAATTGCCTTAAAAATTCTTCATTGCTGCCGCCGCCGAGTAAATTTTGAAGATCTGGATTATTAGCTTCCATTTTTACTTCTTGTTCGCCTTCATTTTCTGATTTTGGTTTGCTTTTAGCGCTACCGCTAAGTGGAATATCCTCTTCTTGTGCCATGTCGGTTTCCTATAATAAGATGGAACTATTTGTACTAAGATATATACGGATGAGAATTGCTTTATTTTTCAGCGTATTCAGCATAGTCATAAGATATGGTAGCCTCTATCACCTTTATTTCACTGCTGGTGTATGAAAGATCACCGAATTTGATGGCTTTTGGCCAGCTCTGGTTTAAAGTATACTCCTGCCGAGAAGAATTAGACGGCGTAAAAACCAATATCTTAGTCTCTTTCTTGTATGATGAAGCCAGAGCCATCCCTCTTTGCAATGTGAAAACGGAATCCATCCATGTTTTCATAACACTTAATAATCCGAAATTGTCATACCAAGTAACTGATATATCATCCCAATTTATTTTCTTAGCAAATTTATACTCAACACTTGAACCTAATACCTTTTCTTCTTCTACAGTAAACGTCGGTAATTTGCAATCTTTTAAAGCTAACAAGGATTTTTTGGGATGGTTAGCATTTTTTAGAAAATCTCTTAAGATGTGCGAAATATCCCAAAAGAAATTCGTATAATATTCATCGGTGACAGTATTTAAATTAAAGCCATCTATGTTATTCTCTTTTGTGTCGCCGATTTTAAATCCAGGCACACTACTCTCCTATAATGATATACTTATTGACGGACAGGCTTAGGAATGGGGTCAGGCTGATAATTAGGACTTATGGATTCTTTTACATCTAAATAGCGAAGCGTAATGGTAATACTACCAATGGAATCAGCTCCATAATCTAAACTTGAAGGTGTCACATTGAGAGGAAAACAATTAAAAAGTTCATAAATGTGTAGGTATTGGCCTTTACCATCTAATAGCGCTAACTTCGCATTAAAAGCATATTCCGAGAATTTAGAATAAATTCCGTTTTCTGTCTTAAACACTAATTTTCTCATCCACTCGTATACTCTAACAGCAGGACCGTCGGTCCATGATACCGGCCCGAACACTTCGTTAAATTCTAATTTAATTTGATTATGCTTAAACTTACCAGGCCTATATATGGTCCGAGGCCCATTATGGATTGGAATTTCGTCGAATTCCATCGTGGGTCTGTCGCACTTTTTAAGGTAAACTAGAAGATTGCCTGGAGCTTCTGACTTGATCGAACCATTAAATGCCCGCGCATCTAGCGCTGGGAGTAATTCGAACAGCCAGCGGTAATTTCTGGCTGTTTCCATTAAGTGGTTAGGCGTAAGCGTGTTAGAGTAATCCCTAGAAACATTGCCACTATCTTTATCATTACAATTCGATTTATCAATCGGAATATAAAATCCTGGCATAGGTATTACGCCTTCTAGCTAACGGCAGCACAATTGGAACCTAGGGGGCCAGGGATCTGAGGATTAGAACACTTGCGTATAGCTCTATCATATCTCATTGTGGCATCGCATGTCAAGATGGCATCGCCGGTATAATCCAATTCTTGCCAGTTAAAATTAGTCGGCCAAGTACCATACATATCCCACTGTTCATTTGTAGTACCAGCACCGTCGACTAACTTCAGTGTGGCTGTCTTCTTATAATTCTTAGGATGATTTACACCTATGGTGTCTAAGCGACATACAGACTCAAGCCAGACATACAATCCTTGGGAAATGTTTGGATCTTGTTCTACATCATACCAAGTCAATGTACATGCTTCCCATTCTTGCTTGCCAGCATAATAAGCCTTTTCTTGCTGGTGCTGCATATCTAATTCTGAAAATTTAAATGTCGGCCTTTTAGCTTTTTGTAAAACCAAAAGCTCTTTAGGTTTCCAATCATTATTGCCTCTGCCGATGGTTTCAAAATACCATCGGTACGTCCTTCTAGTTTCCATGATATTAGAAGGTGAATTTGCGCCAAACCCGCCACCGCCAATATTACCAATGTTAAATCCTGGCATTTTAGAATCTCCTTAAGAATGTTATTAGATAGTTACAAGGCCAGCGGCAGCCAAAGACTCTTCTGCTGCAAAAGAAGCACCGGTTTTTAATACCGCCATGTTTAAGACGATAAATTCTACAGACTTTGTAGGCTGTAAAAATACCGATACCCACAATTCATTCCTGTCGATCCTTTCAGGAGTATTGTTAGACGCATCAACGACTACCTTATATCCGGTCAAACCCCTCCTCGCAGCTATCTCAGAAAGGAAAGGATTTACTACTGTAAAAACCTGTGCCCAGAGCGTGCGGTCATTTGGCTCAAAAATGAACTGCCTTAAGATAGAAGTCAAATTCTTTTTAATATAAATCATCAACATTCTAACATTCACTCTATCAAGAGCGGTTGGTGAACGCTGAAGAGTCCGCTGGCCAAAGATCACAATCCCTTCTTGGGCAAAGTTAACAATCGGGTTTACACTATTCCCAGAACCATAAAGTAAATCACGTTCGGACTGTGTGGGATTATATTCAACAGCAAGAGCTGTTTGAATTCTACCACGCTTCAAACCAGCCGGCGCAAACCAAACCTCTGTGTTCTGGGCGGTTCTCGAAAATATGCCAGCAACATGCCCAGAAGGTGGAACCCAACGTTCTTCAGCGCTAAATTGATCAAAAATTCTAAGCCAGCTCCAATAAAGAGCACCATACGAACTATTAATGGCGTGATCGAGATCATCATAAAGAAGACCATTGTGCCAGTCAATAGCCTGTT